ACACCAACGAGAAATGGGATATTTAGTAGTTTACGATAAGTTCCTTGAGGATAGCACTTGGCTACTCAACGCCCGAAAGACATTCAGGGAAAAAAGAGAAGCGATAATCTTCGCACGGGATTGTGAGCATTCAGCTTATACCGCTAACGTTAAACTTTTTGAATTATGATGATCGAAACTTTTAAGTACGTGGGTAGCGTTCAGCTGATCCCCTTTATCGTTTTTTGCTATGATTCGCGGATCTGCGATCGTGCCGTATCTTTTGGCTGGCTTTGGTGGGGTATCACCTTAGTTAAAAAGGGAGGGCTTCATTTATGAAGAAACACACAAAGATTTATCTCGCGGGGATGGGGTTCGATCAAACGGATTTCATCCCTTGCGAAGTTTGTAGCAGTCAAGCCGTAGACATTCACCATATCGAAGCCCGGGGAATGGGAGGCTCGCAAGAGGCGGATCGAATCGAAAACCTGATGGCGCTTTGTAGATCTTGCCACGTTCGCTTTGGAGATATTAAGCATCACAAAGAATGGCTTCAAGATATTCACGAAAGAAAGTTACTTAAGAGATGAGAATAGACATTAAGAAGATCGTACCAAACGATAAGAACCCTCGAGTGATCAAGGGAGAGAAGTTTCGGAAGCTCGTTAAGAGCGTTCAGGAGTTCCCTGAGATGCTTGAGCTTCGCCCTATTGTAGTCGACAAGAATATGATGGTACTCGGAGGGAATATGCGCCTAAAGGCTTGCCTCGAGGCTGGGCTCCAGGAAGTCCCCATCCTGATCGCGGATAATCTAACGCCGGAGCAAGAGGCGGAATTTATCATAAAAGATAACGTCGGCTTTGGTGAGTGGGATTGGGATATGATGGCCAACGAATGGGATCTCGATGATCTCGAATCCTGGGGCCTGGATCTTCCTAATATAGATGATCAGATCGATGATCTCGAAGAGGATGAAGAAATCGAGCTCCCTCAATCGGTGCAGCTGGAGCCTCCCAGGGAATACATCCTCATTATGGCGGATCCTAATTCCGTAGAATGGGAAGAGATGAAGGAAACGCTAAAACTCGGGATGGTTCGTATCGGCGGATATAAAAAGGGATCAACATTCGACGTAGTATCCCTGGAGCGAGTGATCGAATGGAAAGAATTTAAACAAAGAATGTATGCTGATCGCGATCCCAAGTAAAGGAAGAGCCGGATTAACGACAACGGATAAGTATTTCCCAAACCTCGGGACATTCTTCATTCCTGAATCGGAATATCACCAATACAAGGGGCTGGTAAAAAATATTGTTTGCATCCCTAAGGAAGTGCAAGGCATAACCAACACCCGAAATTGGATCCTCAAGAACACAACGGAGCGGCACGTCGTTATGTTAGATGATGACGTAAAGTCGGCGGGATATGTGCGGAGATATGAGCGGAATGTGAAGCACGTTAAGATTAAGGATGAGGGCTTTTGGGCCGAGGAGTTCCTTCGGTATTTCGAGATGACTGAGCAGCTTGATTTCAAATTGTGGGGAATGAGAACGGAATCCTCAACAAAAGGCGCAGTACCTCAAAAGCCGATCATCACGAAATGCTATGTACTCGGGAGCTGTATGGGGATCGTAAATGATGGCGAGTATTATTTCGATGAGAGCTTCAAAGTAAAGGAGGACTATGAGCTTTGCCTTCGCAATATCAAAGAGAAAGGCGGAGTATTGGGCATCCGGTATGCTTATTGGGAGAATTTCCATTATACAACAGATGGCGGATGCAAGGATTACCGAACGATCGATATGGAGCGAGAGGCGATAAAAAAATTAATCAAGCTATACCCTGGAATGATTAGATCAGCAAAAAGGAAATCGAGCGAATTCACAATTCAACTGAATTTATGAAGACAATAAATGACACAAAAAAACGAGCGATGATCGAAGCCCTGGAGAAATCTCTCGGGATCGTTACTTCTGCTTGCAAGTCGGTAGAGATAAGCAGAGAAACGCACTATCGCTGGATGCGGGATGATGATGAATATCGCGCCAAGGTCGAGGGGATAAATGATATGACTCTCGATTTTGCAGAGAGCCAACTTCATAAGCAGATCAAAGAGGGGAATTCAACGGCCACGATCTTCTTTCTAAAGACAAAAGGAAAGGGCCGGGGATATGTAGAGCGCCAAGAGATTCACAATACGGGAGATAATCTCTTTAACATTCAGATCGTTGGCTCAGACAATCCAAACGAATAAGGTATTCGATCATCTGCTTAGATCAGAGAAGAGAATAACTATCGAGCAAGGAGGAACGCGATCCGGCAAAACTTATAACATTTTGCTATGGATCATTTTTTACTATTCGAGAAATAATAAGGATAAAACGATCACGATTTGCCGGAAGACATTCCCCAGCCTCCGGGCCTCGGTTATGAGGGATTTCTTCGAGATCCTTCGGAATTATGATCTTTATCGGGAGGAGCATCATAACAAATCCTCGAGCGAGTATTTCCTTAATGGGAATCTAATTGAATTCATCTCCATCGATCAGCCCGATAAGATCCGAGGAAGAAAGAGGAATCTCCTTTATATCAATGAGGCCACAGAGCTATTTTTTGAGGATTGGCAACAACTCGTTTTTAGAACGGATGGGAAGATCATCATCGACTATAATCCCTCGGACACCTTCCATTGGATATACGATCGGGTTATGCCCCGAGATGATGCGGAATTCTTCCAAACGACCTATCTCGACAATCCCTTTTTAGATTCTTCGATCATCCAGGAGATCGAGAGGCTAAAGGATACGGATGATGATTATTGGCGGATCTATGGCCTGGGGGAAAGGGGCTCGAGCAGAGCAACGATATTTCAGTTCGCAACAATCGATCAACCGAAGGGCAAGATCGTAGCGTATGGGATGGACTTCGGATTTACGAATGATCCCACGTCGCTGGTCCGCGTTTATGAGGATGGAGGGAATCTATATATCGAGGAGCTTTTATATCACACAAATCTCACGAATAGGGATATATCAGAGAAGCTCCAGGAATTAGGCTTAACGAGATATGATGAGATTTGGGCCGATAGCGCAGAGCCCAAGAGTATCGAAGAGCTGCATCGTATGGGCTGGAATGTGAAGCCAACGGCCAAGGGAGCCGACTCGATTATGGCGGGGATCGATATCCTGAAGCGATATAAGCTCTTCGTAACGAATGGATCTAAGAATCTGATCAAGGAATTTCAGAACTATAAATGGCAAGAGGATAAGAATGGGAATCTCTTGAATCGGCCGATCGATCAGTATAATCACGGAATCGATGCCACGAGATATGCCACGTTCAATCGGATGAGCCGCCCGAACTATGGGCGGTATGCAATCCGCTAAGAATTAAAAGTTATTTAAATGATGGAGATCCAAGTTATCGTACCAACTTCCCTCTCGGAAATCACTCTCGAGCAGTATCAGCGATTCGCCAGGCTCGAGGGAGATGATGAATTCCTATCGAAGAAAATGCTCGAGATCTTCTGCGGCGTTCCTATCGGAGATCTTCCTGGGATCAAGCTGAAGGACGTTCGGGGCGTTTTTAAGCACATTAATCTTATGCTCCAGGAAAAGCCCTCGCTTTGCCCGAGATTCGATCTCAGCGGCAAAGAATTCGGCTTTATCCCTTCGCTGGATGATATCAGTTACGGAGAGTTTATTGATTTGGATAATTATCTCCAGGAAACGCAAGATCTGCACAAGGCTATGGCGGTGCTTTATCGCCCGGTTACGAATAAGGTGGGGAAACGATATGATATCGAGCCCTATGAATCAGCTTCGAAATATTGCGAGCAAATGAAAGGCGCTCCTATGTCGGCAGTAATGGGAGCCCTGGTTTTTTTTTATCGTTTAGGGAACGAACTCTTGAACGCTTTAGTGAAATCTTTGGAGGCGGATCAGGAGAGCAAGATTTTAGCGCACAAGGACAATTCGCCAAACGCTGGGGATGGTATTCAACATTCTATCAGCTTGCTCAGGGGGATCCTCGTCGATTTGCAGAAATTGGAAAGCTCTCCCTCTATCATTGCTTGACGTTCCTAACATTTGAAAAGCAGAAACAAGATCTTGAAACAAACATTCTGAAGAAACAAAAATGAGACAATTCTATAATTTAACGCAAACGATCAAGGATACTCTCGAGGCTCATTCTCAGATCAATTCCGTAACGTTCGGAGATATCTTCGATGTGGATCTCAATAAGCAGAGCATCTTCCCCCTGGGGCATATTATGGTAAATCAAGCTTCGATCGATGGGCAGACGATCACGATCAACGTTTCGGTTATGTGTATGGATATTGTAGATGAAACGAAGGAAGACCTCAGGGATCAGGCGGAGCCTTTCTATGGAATCAATAATGAGCAAGATATCCTCAATACGCAGCTTGCCGTAATCAATGACCTGGTAACGAAGCTCCGGAAGGGAACCCTCTATACGGATCTATATCAGCTCTCCAGCGTTCCGACGTGCATCCCCTTTTCTGAGCGATTCGAGAATCTGCTCGCTGGATGGACTGCAACATTCGATGTAATCCTCCCGAATACGGAAATCTCATCTTGCTGATGAGCAGAGAAAAGCGCCTTCAACAAGTGATTGACAACTTCGGGAAGTATGTCATTCAACAATCGCGCTCCAACCTAACCAAGAATAAAAAGAATGCATCAAGCTCGCTCTATAATTCTTTAGCATTCAAGGGTAAGGCAAAGGGCGAGATTTTTGAGGGTTCCTTTTTTATGGAGGATTACGCTCTCTTTGTAGATCAGGGCGTAAAAGGAAAGAATTCTTCCGCAAAGGCTCCGAATAGCCCCTTCCGATTTGGAACGGGTACGGGCCGCCGGGGAGGCTTATCCGAATCCATACCGAAATGGGTAAGAGCGAAGAGGTTTCAGTTCCGGGATAAAAAGTCGGGGAAATTTATGAGCTATGAACAAACGGGATTCCTCATCGCCCGATCCATTTATCAAAAAGGAATAAAACCGAGTTATTTTTTTAGCAAGCCTTTCGGGCTGGCTCTTGCCAAGTTGCCTCTCGAGATCGCTCAAGCTATGCTCCCAAAACAAGAAGATTTTAACAAGAAATGAGCACTCCAAGTTTATCCACTCCCGCCTCGCTCTCTATGTCGCGAAGCCCGCTATTCGTAACGGGAAAAAATAATACTCTTGCAGCGGATAGGCTGGA